CATGAGAGTTAAAACAACCGAACAAGCGACATTTGAAGCGAAGTCGGCAAAGGAATTAACCGCATTAAAAATCAGTCAACAAGAAGCATTGGCAAGTGCAGTTACGGGGGCATTGACATCAATTGCAACCGCAGTTGGTGAGGAAACCGCAGCGGGTAAATCATTGGCCATTGCATCGGCAATCATTGACACCTACATGGGTGCAACCAAGGCATTGGCATTGGGGGCGGGAACACCCGTTGGTTACATTAACGCAGCGGCGATTATCGCAGCGGGATTTGCCAATGTTAGGAAGATGGCATCGACACCAATCCCAGGAAGTTCGGATTCAGCACCACAACCAAGCATGGGACCAAGCGTTTCAATTGTGGGTGGTTCAGCCGATCCATCGGCACAACTTGCAAAGAGTTTGGCAAGTCAACAACAAAAACCAATCAAGGCGTACACAGTTGCAACCGACATGAGTACCCAACAAGCCCTTGACCGCCGTATCCAACAAAATGCAACATTCCCTGGCTAACAAGTTTTATAGTTATGCAATTGAAAGGTATTAAAGTAGAATTGGCGTTATTGGATGACATTAACAAACAATGGGATAAATCATTTAGTGCTGGTGATGTCATGAGTCCTTTGATTAAATTGGAAACACAAGTGAAAAGTTCAATCAAGGAATTTCAAATCGCCGAAAAAATGATTATTGATGGATTACAAAAAGCCAAAGAATTAGGCGCAACCGCAGTAGTTGATGCTTTGAATAAAAGATTATCAGATACAAAAGGTGCTATTTCATTGAGAACCAATACATTAAAACACATCACAAACGCAATTAGTAGTTTATAACATGAAAACATCATACGAAAAATTTATGGCATCAAGTGCCGTTCAAGAAATTTCCAATGTTGAATTGGCAAGTGTAAAAGTGGATTTGGCTTTATTGGATGATGTCAAAGCAAGAATTGACGAAGCAAGAAAAAGAATATCAGATTTGAAAACTGCGGAAAAATTGGTTTTGGATTTAATTGCCAATGCGAGTAAGTTTCAAAGCAAATTGGAATCTGAATACGGGTTTGCAAATTCATTAAGCACAGTTATTGAAAACGCATTGTCAAGGGCTGAAAAGTCAGCAAAAGAATTGGGTGTTGATCCAAATGGTATTGCAGAAATTAAGCAATTGAAAACACTTGCACAACAATTGGACAAAGCGATTATTGATGCCGATTCAACTTTGGCAAAATACAACGGATAATGAGAATTGTTGAACTCATATTGGATGAACAACAAATGGGAAGTGGCATTGATGCGATAAGCATCGTGGAAGCCCCCGCCATTGAATCCAATTTTGTGGCATTGAAATCCCATGAAGTAAAGTTTGCCAAGGTTGACAGCGAAAAGCGAATTTTGATGGGGCCGATATTGATTCCCGATAAACCCATTTACCGCAAACAAGTGGTAGATGGTGAAATGGATGAATTCTACATTTACTTTTCCAAACAGACAGTTGCCAAGGCATCACAAATGTTCTTAATGAAGGGCAACCAAAACAACGCAACCATTGAACACCAATTGGCAGTTAAGGGCGTTTGCATGGTTGAATCTTGGTTAAAAGAGGACATGGAAAAGGACAAATCTGCAATCTATGGTATGAACGATCCAATCGGAACATGGATGGGTTGTTTGAAAGTTACCAATGATGAAGTGTGGAACGATGTCAAAGATGGTAAATTCAAAGGGTTCAGTATTGAAGGTTACTTTGCCGACAAAATGAAAATGAGCAAAACCCCAAGCGTATTGGAAGAAGTAAAGGAATTGCTCAATGAGTACAAAAAATCTAACACTAACAAATAATAAAGTTTTATGAGTATGAACGCAGAAACAATTTTGGATCGCATTATGGTAAAACTCGGCATGGCCGAAGAACCAAAGGCGGTTGAATTGGCACAAGTAAAAACCGAAGATGGCCAAGCCATTTTTGAAGCCGATACCTTCGCAGTTGGTGAAGCGGTTTTTATTGTAACCGAGGATGGAAAAATCGCCGCACCCGCAGGTGAATTCGCATTGGAAGATGGTAACATCATCGAAGTTGATGAAAACGGAACAATCGTTGAAATCGCTAAGAAAGAAGCCGAAGTAACCGAGGAAGAAATCACCGAAGAAGTGGTTGCCGAGGATATGCCAATGAAGGAAGAAATCAAAGAGGAAATGATGAAGCCAAAACGCACAGTAAAAAGCAAAACCGAAATGGAAGAATCTTATTTCAGTAAGCAAATCAGCGAATTGGAAGCCAAATTTGAAGCCCGTTTGTCAGCATTGGAAGCCGAAAAGGTTGCATTGTCAGCACAAAACGAAGAACTATTGGAAAAATTGGCCACCGAACCCGCCCCACACACACCATTCAATCCCGAAGCCAACACCAAAGAATCTAATTTGATTTTCAAATTGGGTGCAAAGCGTGAAGAAACTTTGAAGGATCGTGTATTTAATCAACTATTCAACTAACCACAAAAAATGAAAAATAATCTTATCAAAACCCATTTGAGTGGCCCAACAGTATCGCCAAACACCTACGCGGGTTTATTTGGTAACAAATACATTGCGGCTGCTCTGTTGTCAGGCGAAACCTTGGCAAAAGAACTTATCACATTGCACCCCAATGTGGCTTTCAAAGAAGTTATCCGTAACTACCAAGATTCAATCAGCATCGCCGATGCAACTTGTGATTTCACAGATTCAAGTTCAGTAACATTGGGCGAATATGTGTTGACCACCATCGAAAAGCAAGTGAACTTGCAGTTGTGTAAAAACCAATTGCGTACAACTTGGGAATCAGCACAAGCGGGTTTCAGCGCATTTGAGAAACTTCCCGCAACTTTTGAAGAATTTATGTTGGCACAAACCGCTGCCGAAGTAGCACAAGCAAACGAATTGGGTATTTGGAAATCAAACCTTTGGTATGATTCCGCCATCGTTGCTGGTCAAGATGGTATGGTAGGTTACTTGATTGATAACTCTGCAATTGTACGCCCATTCTCGGGTGCAACAAGTGGATCGAATGTTGTTGCTCGTTTGCAAGAGGCATTGGATTACTCACCCGCTGCATTGTATGGCAAAGAAGGTTACCAATACTATGTTGGCCCCGCCACAATGAAAGCATACCAAGCCGCGTTGTCTGCTGGTAACTACAACTTCCAATTCTATGTTGGTGAAAAGCCAATGAACTTCCAAGGTATCCCCGTTACAATGTGTCCTGGTCTTAACGACTACGATTGTGTATTGGGTATGAAGAGCGATTTGCACTTTGGAACTGGTTTGTTGAGCGACTACAACGAAGTGAAGGTTATCGACATGAGCGATATCGATGGTTCACAGAATGTTCGTGTAATCATGCGTTTCACAGGTGGTATCATTGCTACCAACCCAACCCAACAAGTTGTAATTAATGTAACCTAATTTGAGGTAAAACATAAAATAACGGGGTGGGCCTAACACCCACCCCTTTTTTTTGAACAATATAAAATAGAAAAATATGCCAAGTTGTGGAACATTATTAGGAAGATACGAACCATGTAAACAATTCGTTGGTGGTTTGAAAGGTGCGTTTTTCGTACCATTTGAATTCAGCAATACCATTTCAACCGATGGAAGTGGATTGGTTACGCAATTGAACAATGGTGCAACTCCGCCCGTAAAATTAACGGGGTACTTTTGGGAGTTGAAAGGTTTGTCTACATTAGAAACTGCCGTGATTGCTTCACGCGATAACGGAACATCAGCGTATGAAACAACCTTCACTTTGTCATTCAAACCAAGCGGAAAAACACCCGTAACGGGCGATTCGGACATGGATCAATTGAAAGTTTTAACCCAGGGCAGATGGCAAATCATCGTTTGGGATAGAAACGACCAATTTTGGTTGATTGGTGCAACCCTTGGTTGTGATGCCAATGGTGGTTCAAGTGCATGGGGCGTACAAATGGGCGATGCTCGTTTGAATACTTTGACTTTTATGTCAAGCGAACCAAACCCCCCAATGGCAGTTGATGCCGATACTTATGCTGAATTGGGTAGCGTTATTACCATTCAAACCGCGGCTTAATTTAGATTGGATTTATAGTTATGGAAGCCCTCACCAATCGGTGGG